GCACGTCTCTCTATACTCCTGCCGGAAGAGGAGTGTTGTCTATTGCTCCTTGGAGCGGGACAAATCCGCCTTCCTCTGGGGATTATGTGGATGTCGGAAACTGTCCTTCGTTCGAGATTGAGCCAACTCAAACTCGGAGTCCACATTATTCTTCCAGGACAGGAAACAAAACCAAAGATCTCAATCCAGTCACACAACAGGAATATGTAGTCAATTTCGATCTGGATGAGATGGCAGCATCTAACCTTAACAAATTCTTCAGCGGCACTCTGACTGCGAGCACAAGAACTATTGCAGCTCTAACTAACACAGATCAAGAGTATGCCATGAAGATGATCACAGATAATCCCATCGGCCCAAATCAGGAGTATTACTTCTGGAGAGTCACCTTGCAGCCGAATGGAGCATTTCAGGTTATCGGTGATGAGTATTTGGCCATGTCTTTTACTGCGGAAGGATTGAGTGATGTTGCCAACCATCCGTCAAGTGAATACTTCGATATCAAGAACATCACAACCACAACCACAACTACTTCTACGACAACAACTACTTCTTCCACTACGACCACCACAACGGCGTAAGGAAAAATAGTTGCTGATAGAAGTTTGGAGGTTCTATGGCAAGAAAACAAAAGGAATTGCAGATAGGAGATAAAACCTACACCATTAAAGAGTTAACAGTTAATCAAATACTACAACTTTTCGGTGGTGAATTAGCGAAAGATGGAACTTTATCTATTAAGAAGATTTCTGCCAAGGAAGAAAATAAATCTCAGTTGTTTGATGATGTGACAGAAATAATTGCTATGCTGAAAAAAGCTATCGGGTATTGTTGCCCGGACATTACTTTTGAAGCACTTGGAGATATGGGACCGTCTGAAGTGATGGAACTTTGGGACGGTTTTAAGGAAGTAAATTCTGATTTTTTCGTAGTGCTGAAAAGTCTGGGAGTGCTGGAAATGCTCGAAGCAACCTTTCAAGAAGTAAAGGAAGCAGCACTGTCCAACTTTTCAAAAATTGCTGCCATCTCATAGAAGCTGGTCATGTCAATGTATTAGATTATGGATATTCATTTTATATCCATGCCCTGAATGAACACCAATATATTCTTGAAGGAAATCGGAAAGACATGGCTATTGCTTGCCGATACGCTTATCATGCTGACGAAAAGAATTGGAAGAGATTCATGAGGAGGAGAAGTTAAATGGCTTCTACAAGACTCAATATAATTGTTTCTCTTCAAGATGCTGCCTCTGCAAATGTTCGGAAAGTAAAAGGGGAAATAAAAGGCATCGGCAGTTCTGCCCAAAAAGCAGCAAGTGGTGGACTTCGAGCTTTAGGAAGACAACTGCTTTTTCTCGGGACAACATATCTCGGGATAAGGGCAGTTGCTGATTCAATTCGGACATTTGCTGAATTTGATGATGTAATGCGTCAAGTCGGAGCAGTAACAGGAGCAACAGCAGGACAGTTGCAGAAAATGACAGACACTGCTCTTGAACTTGGGAAGACAACTCGTTTTACTTCATCCCAGGCAGCAGAAGGTTTCCGACTTCTGGGCATGGCAGGTTTTGAAGCAGAGGAAGCTATCTCAGCCCTTCCTGGTGTTCTCAATTTGGCTGCAGCAGGAAGTATTGATCTTGGGACTGCTGCAGATATTGCTACCAATGTTTTGTCAGGTTTTGGTTTAGAAGTGGAACATCTTGGTCAAGTCAATGATGTTCTTGTAAAAACTTTCACTTCATCGAATACTACTCTTAGTGAACTTGGAGAAGGATTTAAGCTTGTTGGTCCTATTGCTAAAGGACTTGGAGCGAATTTCGAAGATCTCTTTGCGTCCTTGGGCCGGTTGGGAGATGCTGGCTTAAAGGGAACACTCGCAGGTACGGCTTTAAGAGGAGCTTTAAATGCTCTTTTTAATCCTACCAATCAAGAGAGAGAATTGATGGAACAATTGGCTGCGAGAATTGGCCAAACTTCTTTAGAGATAAAAGACGCAAATGGGAATTTTGTAGGATTCGCAAAAGTAATTGAACAATTAGAAAGAGCAGGGCTTAGAGGAGAAGAAGCACTGGCTTTGTTCGGGCAAAGAGCTGGCCCTGGTATGGCTGCTTTGCTTGAAGTTGGATCAGAAGAGCTTGAAAAATTTAAAAATCAGTTAGATGCAGCCGGTGGAACCGCAGACCGTATTGCAAAGCAGATGGAAGAAGGAATTGGTGGAGCCATCCGAGAAGTAAAATCTGCTTTAGAAGGTGTAAAAATTATATTTGTTTCAATTTTTGGAGAAGATCTTATTGCCTTAATTCGTAATACAAGGGATTCATTAAGAGATCTTGCTGATTGGATTTATAATAATCAAGATGCGTTGGAAGAACTTGCCTCAGTTGCCAAGACAACTTTTGAAGTATTAGCTAAGAGTGCATATGCGGCAGGATCTTTGTTTGGTGTTCTTACTGGAAATATAGATCTGGCAAAGTATTCTTTTGAAAAGTTGACAGGAACAACTAAAGAATTTAGCCGGATTCAGAGAATCATAATTGAAAGAGATGGTAAGAAGTATGAAGTCACCCTTGATAAGATTACAAGAAAGGTTCTCCGATACAAGGAAGTAGTAGATGAAACTGCAAAAGGTCCGATCGGCACTGGTCCTCAGAAAGAGAAAACTTTCATTGATAAAATCGCTGATCAGCTTAAATTAACTCCTTCAGCAGAAGCAGCAGCAAAAGCAAGTTTCTTAGAAATAGATGCTTTGTTAAAGCAGGAGTCTGAAACGCTTGAAGGAAGATATGATCAACAGAAGATTTCTCTTAATGAGTATTTTAGCGAAAGAGCTGCGATTGTCAAAAGAAGAGTGGATGAGGAGATAAAAATACTTCAAGCTTCTCTTGACAAAGCATCAGAGGAAGAGGGCAATCAGGATCAAATAACTATTCTTAATGCTCAAATCGCTGCAAAGAGAACAAACTTAAATACTGAATTACTTAAACTGGAAAATGAGCGGGTCAAAGAAGAGAAGAAAATTAATGACGAGAAGCTCAGAGATCAAGAAAAGCTTGATGCAGCTCTGCTTAAAGCAAAAGAGAAAACAAATGATCTTGCCATAAAGGCAGAGCAAGTAAAGGCAGATCAGATTCAAAGAATAAGAACTTTAGAATCATCAAATAGTTTGGCTGCTCAATTTCAAGGTGAATTAATAGCTTTGAATGAAAGGCACCAGAAAGAGTTGGAAGTAATTCAGGATTTCAATAAAACCAAGCTCGATCTTCTTCGGCAGCAGAAAGCAAGCGAAAGTGAAATTAACAGACAGGCAGCAGAAAATGAACAAGCAATAAAGGAGCAGCAAGCTCTTCAGGATCAAGAAAGATTTAAGCTTGTAGCAAATCAATTGGCTCGGCAGAAAGAAGAAGAGCTTAGTAATTTATCTAATTTGGCTGGTGGAGCTTCCAGTTTGTTTGCTGATCTTTATGATCTGACTGGGAAGAAAAACAAGGAATTATTTATTGCATCGAAGGCTGCAGCCCTTGCTGAATCTTTCATAAATACTTCTCTGGCTGTAACGAAAGCTTTGACAGATCCGGGCGGATATGCTGGCATCGCTTTGGCTGCTGTAATCGCTGCGAAAGGAGCTGTAGAGTCATCAAAGATCGCATCTCAAGGTTTCGCTGGAGGGGGACAAATTCCTGGCGTCTCACCATCTCCCACTGCAGATGACAAGAAAATAAACATAACGAGTGGAGAATATGTTGAGCCTAATGATGCAATTAAATATTTTGGTAAAGGCGGATTGAATTTTTTGGAAGCTTTTAGAAGAAAATCCCTTCCAAAAGATATCTTTTCTGGCTTTAAATCTTCTCCAATTAGGTATGGCAGAGCAGCTTTTGCAGCAGGTGGTGCAGTATCTTCTAACTCTGGCGAGAGTGCTGCACCAGGATTTACAATCATAAACGTAACAGACGAATCGATGCTTGATTCTTATCTCGCCGGGAAAAAAGCTGAACGACGGATATTGAATATTGTAAGAAAAAACAAAGCAACTCTTAAGGAATAAAGTGGCTACAGATCCAATAGTATTTCCATTCGAACATAATTGGATAGATAAACCTGTCCAAAGGTTCACATGGAAAACTGAAGTAATGACTGCTTATAGTGGCAGAGAACAGAGATCAGAGTTGCGTTTGCGGCCAAGGATAGAAATTAAATATAGATTTGATTTATACGATCGTCCGGCGCGGAAATTTAATTCACTTCTATTTGAACACCAAGCTAAGAGTTTTACTGTTCCATTTTGGTTTGATTCAGTCCAATTATCTTCTGCTATCAATGCAGGAGTGGCCTCAATTCCGTGCACTACTTATGGAAGAGCTTTTGAAGAAGGTGAACCTGCTATACTTTGGGAAGATTATCTTACTAATGAAGAAGTTACTGTCGATACAATTAATGCTAATTCAATAGACATAATCGGAGTGACAAGCAATGCCTATACTGCATCAGCAGTTTTACTTCCTGCGCGATATGGGAACATAGCCCAAGTTGTAAACTATTCAGATCCAACTTCAAAATATAGAAGCTGTAGTGTTATATTCTATTGCGATCCTGCAGATTATTCAGCGATCGAAGTCGCTTGGGATACTTTTGATGGGCACGAAGTATTTGGGTATTGGCCTGATCGAGCAGATGATCTTGGAAATTCAACTAATAGATCCTTGGATGTATTTGATAGTTCTTTTGGATTGAGATCTATATTTGATCGAACAGGATATCCTTCTATAACTAAATCGTTTAAATACTCCTTTAGCACACAACAGGAAATTCTTGATCTAAAAAGTTATCTTCTTGATGCTGATGGTCAGCGTGTACCGTTTTGGTTTTTTGAAGATACTAAAGACTTGAAAGTTACTCAAAATGTTGGTGCGGCAGATGTTACTATTGAT